GCAAGTGTGTATAGAACAGACCAGCCACTAGAGCAACAGAAGAAGTTCAAAGACCAAAGAGGAAAAATCAGAAACTCTTTGCTAGCCATTTTGAAAGAAAGAGAAAAAGATAAAGAGCCTTTTCTTGATTTAGTTGAGCAATATGTGTCTATGTGGGGGGATGTCCAGAAATACAATCTGGATCTTTGGGTAAATGGTATTCGTTTAGAAAATGGTAAAAATAACGACTCTCAAAAATTGAAAGTCGCAACAAACAAGCAGATGTTGGTTTTGCTAGATAAATTAGGAATCAGCGCTGCCGAAGTTAAAACAGATGACGGCGAAGATTTGTAGAGAACCTTTTTCTTCAGGTTCTTGCCATATTGATGATTTTCTAAACGATATTATTTTAGAGCGATTTCCGTTTAATCTGGAAATGAGACAGATGGCTGACCTAGTAATGGCAGCAATCCGAGACCCAGACATCTATGTTGATAAAAAGGCAATAGATGATTTTGTGGATTTCATCAACGAGTATCGTCCTTATGAATTAGCACCGCCTCAACGATTTATACATGCTTGTATACGTGGCCTGAGATATCGGTCATCTGGTAGATTGGTTTTTAAGGAGACTTTACTACTCTGTGCTCGTGGTTTTGGTAAAAATAGTATAGCCTCAGACGAGGCTTTTTATTCTGTCACAAACAGAGGAGGAGTTCCGAAGTATAATGTCGATATTGTAGCAACAAGTGAGGCACAAGCAAAAACATCTTTTGAAGATGTTTACGACACGATACGAGATAATTCTTCGCTGCAAAAGGCTTTTAAGTACACGCAAACATTAATACAGTTTAAAAACATGCGCTCGAAGTTGCAATATCACACATCGAACGCTAGGACGAAGGACGGTCTGCGGCCGGGTATGGTTATTTTTGATGAAATTCATGAATATGAGAACTATGCGAACATCAAAGTATTTAGCTCGGCGCTTGGAAAAGTTCCGGATGCTAGAATTTTGTACTTGACGACAGACGGATATCTGAGAGGTGCTGTTATTGATGATTTTAAGGAACTTGCCAAGGATATTTTATCGACTTGCGACTATAAATCGGGCTTACTACCTATCTGGGGGCGCATTGAGTCTTTTGAGGAGTGGGAAGATGAAAATTGTTGGATTAAAGCTAATCCAATGCTACCGTATCTTCCGACCTTGCAAGAACAGTATCGTGACGACTACAAGAAAGCTAAACGAAGTAAAGAAATGTTTATTGAGTTCTTGACTAAGAGACTCAATCATCCCATTGAAGATACAACTCATGGAGTGGCTGAGTGGGAAGATATTGTGGCGGCAAGCAGACCTCTGCCAGACGACCTTGAAGGTAAAGAGTGTGTAGGAGCGATTGACTATGCCGATGTTCGAGATTTTATTGCTGTCGGCTTGCTTTTTCGTCGAGGAAAGGTGCGTTACTGGTTGCATCACACGTTTATTGTGTCTGAAGCTTTAAAGTTGCAAGATTTTAAAATGGACTTTACTTTACCTATCCAAGAGGGATTGGTAACGATAGTGCCTGGTAAGATAATGGATCCTCAATTAGTAGCAGATTGGTTTTTGAAAATGGCTCAGAAATTTAAAATCAAAAGTATTGCGATGGATGATTATCGAAAAGCAGTTGTTAACGAGACTTTTGAAAAAGAGGGCTTGCCTATCGAGGTAGTTCGGTCTGGTGCGCTGACCCACTCAAAACTTGCCCCAACAATCGATATGATGTTTGCAAATCATGAAATTTGTTTTGGAGAGGATAGGATGATGCGTTGGTACACGAATAATGTTTACGTTGATATTGATGGCAAAGGCAATAAGACCTATAAAAAGATTGATCCAGAAAAGCGTAAGACAGATGGATTCATGGCTTTTGTTCACGCAATGGCTATTGAGGAGCAGTTGAAATCTCCAACAATTAAGATTAACAGAAGATTAAGGAGCTATACAGGCTAGAAAGGAGGTGAGAACGATATGGGAATTTTGCGGAATGCGATTGATTGGATTGCTGGCCCTAGAGCACCTGTAGTAGGACAAAAAAAGGAAATAATGGCTTACGTTAAGAGCCAACAAGAGAAAATACAGATTAGAGAGTATGCTCTTGAATTGTGTATCAACAAGATTGCAAATGCTCTGTCTTTGGCGGATTTTGAGACATATATAAAAGGCAAGATTGTTCAAGAAAAGATGTGGTGGTTATTCAATTTTGAGCCCAACCAAAATCAGACACAGATTGCCTTTATATCAGATATTGTTCGTCATATGGTGAAGAATGCTGATGGTGCCTTAGTTATTCAGAGTGGTGAGCAGTTTATCGTTGCTAAGAGTTTTGATGTAGAGTATCGAGCATTTCTACCCAATCTCTATAAGAATATCGAGGTGGCAGGAGATTATAGGCTTAATAAAGTTTATACAGAAGATGAGGTTTTACATTTTGTCCTAAACGACTCTAAAATAAGCAGCTACTTAGACGGCTTGTATTCTGAATATGGCAAATTAATATCTGGTGCCATTCGCAATTATAACAGAAATAATGCTTTAAAATTGGGATTGAATATCAGCACGATGTTTGATCAACAGTTTGGAAGCAAGGTAGTTGATACAGATAAAGACGGGCAGGACATAACAGAAGCAGATATTATCATCGATGAGATGTATGAAAATCGCTTTAAGGCCATCCTATCTGACACCGATTCCATTACTCCGTTAGAGGAAGGTCTCAGTATCAGTAATGTGGTTGATACAAAAACCAATACAAAAAGCGGAGCGGTTACGACAGGCGACATCTCTGATACGATTTCTATTGCTATTGATTTTGCTGCGGATGCCTTTTCAATACCAAAGGGGATTATGAGAGGTGATGTTGCGGATGCCGGCGAAATAAGAGAAAACTTTGTTAATTTTGCTGTTAGGCCATTCGCTGATGTTATTGAGACAGAAGTTAATCGCAAACTGTATAGATATACAGAAGTCAGAAAAGGCAATAAGTTGAAAATACAGACAAACACTATCTTGATCTACAGTATCGAGAAGTTTGCTGCTTCGGCCGAGGCCTTATTGAGAATTGGCGCTTACAATCCCGATGAGATTCGCAAGAAACTTGGTGAAGAACCATTAGATACTGATATGTCCAAGGCTTATTATGTGACTAAGAATTATGCCACAGAATCTGAAATGATGGAATTGAAAGGAGGTGAGAAAACGAATGGACAAAAAGCTGATGAACAAGATTCCGAAACGAGTTGAGGCAGCTGTCAGTGATAATAAAGCAAGACTTTATCTACACGGGACAGTAGGAATTGTATACGATGGCTTTGGCTTTGAGACAGTGAAGAATGCACTAGAAGGTGTCAAGGCTGACACAATCGAAGTTCACTTGAACTCTTATGGTGGCGATATGTTTGAGGGTATTGCTATCAAGAATTATCTTTCGCAACGAAGCGAAAACATTCGAGTGGTAGTTGATGGCATTGCTGCTAGCGCAGCATCTGTCATTGCTATGGCTGGCGATGAAATCCTGATGCCAAAAGATACGCAGTTGATGATTCATAATCCTTGGACATGGGCGGCAGGGAATTCTAAAGAACTCCGCAAAGTTGCAGATGATTTAGATAAATCAGCCGTATCAATCGAAGAAAGCTATTTGAAACGTTTCGTAGGTGATCGTGAAGAGTTAAAAGCCTTGCTAGATGAAGAATCTTATCTAACGGCTGATGAAGCCGTTGCTCTTGGTCTGGCGGATGCTGTTTTTAATGAAAAAGAGACAGAAGAAGAACCGCTGAATGAACCAATCAATAAAACTGCAGCTTTATTAGCTAAATATAGCGGATCAAAAGCTGCCGCTAGTGTCACAAATGTGACAGAGTCAAAACCATCGAATGATGGCCTTGTTAAATTCGCTAAGTTGTTCAAATAATTGAGCGGCTTTTTATTTTATACTTTGGAGGAAAATTCATAATGAAAAATCTTGATCTACAAAATGACAAGAATATGATTGAAGCTCGTGAAGAGCTGTTCTTGGCACTTCGCACTGATGACGAAGCTGTTCAAAAAGAAGCTTTCGCAAACTTTCTAAATGGCCTCGAGGCCAATGTTGCCGAGCAAACAAAAGCACATATGGCCGCTTATCAAGACGGCGTCAATGATGAAGCAATTCTTGCTGAGCGTGGATTGCGTCGTGCGATGACTTCTGGTGAAAAGAAATTCTTTGCGGAGGCAGTGCAAAAGAAGAAGATTGATGGGCTAGATACTACTTTCCCTGAAACAATCATTGAAGATATCTATCGCAACTTGGTTGAAAATCATCCAATCATTTCATTGGTGGATGTACAACACGGCACCGTCAAGACTAAATTTGTTTATGGCGACTCTACCAAAAAGCGTGCTTTCTGGGGAACTATCCCTGCAGACATTAAGCAAATTTTGTTGGAAGCCTTTAAAGAACTTGATATCTCCGCTTCTAAGTTGAGCGGATTTGTAGCTGTTCCAAAAGGATACTACGAGCTGGGGCCTGCTTGGCTAGCTAATTACGTTGTGACATTCTTACAGGAAGTTATGGCTGCTAGTCTTGAAGAAGCTATTGTAAATGGTGATGGTGATAAAAAACCTCTCGGAATGACTCGTAAACTCAGCGGAGATACAAGCGGCAAGTATCCTGAAAAAGACAAAGTGACATTGGCAGACTTTAAACCGAAGTCTCTAGCAGTCATCCGCTCCGCTCTTGCAAAAGCCAAGACGGATAATGGTGAAGTTGTTGCTCTTGTGAATCCAACAACTTACTGGGCAAAAGTATTCCCTGCTTTGGCTTTCCAAAATCAACAAGGTCAATGGGTTAACACTCTTCTTCCAACTGGAGAGCGCATTGTCCCAACTCATGCAGTCCCTGAGGATACCTTGGTATTTGGTGTTATGAAAAACTATCTTTTGGTAGTAGCTGATGATATCGAAATCAAGAAATACGAGGAAACTTTAGCTATTGAAGATCTTGATTTGCACATTGCGAAATTCTTTGGAAAAGGTATTCCAAAGAATGAAAATGCTTACTTTGTGGCTGACATTTCAACAAGGGAAGGTGCGACTCCAGCTACTCCTGAAACCGCCCCAGCAGTGAAGAAAGAAGATACAATCAATCCGGCTGAACTTTAAGGAGGTGAAACATGCCTATTCTGGTAAGAGTAATCGAGGATTTCCGTGATAAAGAAGCGGGAATCCAACGCTCTACCGGTGAGGAGTTTGAAACTAGCAAGGGTCGGTTTGCGGTGCTTGCTGGTGCCAATCCTTATCGTAGGGCTTTTGTAGAAATGCTTAAGGATACTTCTGAGGATGATGTAGTCGAGGAGACAGAAGGTGCTAAGCCTTTAGAAAATCAAACAGTAGCTGAATTAAAAGCTTCACTGGATGAGAAAGGTATTGAGTACAGCAATAGAGCTACTAAAGCGGACTTAATAGATCTACATCCATAATGGAGATGGAGGAACAGATGGAAGAAAAGAAAGTAAACACCTTGGACGATATCAAGAAGCATCTTCGGGTTACTTGGTCATATCAAGATGAGGAAATCCAGAGCATCATTGACGAGGGTAAGGCGTTTATTGAGGATATCTGCGGTTCCTCTGATTTCAATACAATTGGTCCTGCGTTTACAATGTTGCGGAACTATTGCAGATATGCTTGGTCTGGTAGTGTGGAATTATTTGAGGAAAATTACAAAAGACAGTTATTGCGACTTCAATTGTCGAACGGCATGAGGAGGTTCAAGGAGGCTAAAAATGGCAAGAAGCATTGATACGCCCTTGAATGATGGACTGCTTGAATATGGAACTATCCAGACTGTACGCGATGAAAAAACATCAAAAAAGACTGGGGAAGCTTTCTTGAAGATAGGAGAGCTTTTCTTTAATTTTGCGAGTATCAATGTAAAATTTGATACTTTCCAGGTATCCAGTCTGGGCACAGTTGATCTAAAAGTTAAGTGTTACTTTGTACAAGGATTACAAAAGTCTCACAAGATTAAAATTGAAAATGAACTTTTTGAGATTGAAAGTTTAGATCCAACGAGAGACAGACGATATATCTTTTTATTTTTAAGAAAGGTAGGCAAATGGGATGACAACAATCATTTCCAAGCGACTTGATGGGCAGAAATTAGAAAAGGTTGTAGAGATTATTCGAAGTGTTGGTTTTCCTGTGTTTGATATGGAGTTAGGCAGGGATGAAGTTGCTGAAAACAAATCTTTTTTTCTTTATAACGAAAAAGGGGATATCAGGCCAACGGAGCGGAGAAATCAATACAAACAAGACTTTGTATTAATGTTTGTTAGTCGTGATGGGAAACAGATAGATGAGATTTCTCTTATCGAACCTTTACGTGATGCCGGCCTTATCTTTGATCAGATGGATCATAGC